GATCTGGGCCGATGTCTTGGCCACGTCCACGCCAAGGCGCAGGCGGTCAAGTTCTTTCTGTGTTTGCTCGCGTGACTTGTCGGACTCTTCCTTAGAGTGCATGCGGGCAAACTCAATCTCTCGCTGTGACTCGATGCGGGCATGCTCTGTTTTGATCTGAGCCATCTTTGCCTGGGCATCCATTTGCACCTTTTGCTGCTTGAGCTGAAGTTCGCCTTGCTTGATCTGCAGTTCTTGTTGCTGCAGCTGAACCAGTGGGTCTTGGGCTGTCTCTTGAGCTTTTTGCTGGGCGGCCTTCTGCTGGTTTTGTTGCAGCAGCTGTGCGCTGGCCTGGGCAATCAGCTTAGACAGTTCTGCCTCGACATCCGCAGGCAAACGGTCTTCTGGCGACGGCAAGGTGACACCCATTTGTTTTTCCATCTCGGCCCGATAGTGGAAGCCAAGATGCTCGGCAATGTGGGCCTGCAGGGCGCCATTGATTTCGTTGACCCTTGGGTTTTGCGCAATCTGCTTGGCCATCAAGGGGTCTTGCATGAACATCGTATGCGTTGCAATGTGTGCGTCGTGGTCCTGGAAGATGAAGGCCTTCATGGGCTTGTTCTTCAGGGCGTTCATGTTTTCCGTGATCGGGTCCTTGGGCGTCTCGTCTTCCTCTAAGGGCACCAGCTTCTGGGCGTTCTTGATCCCCAGCACCTCAAGCATTTGTCGATGCAGTTGGGGTAGATCGTAAATCTGCGGGGCCATCTGGGCCAGTTGAATGGCGGCCTGGTACTGGACCACCTTTTGGGCCATGGTCGAGGCGTTGGGGTCGGACACCGGGATCACATCAACGGCGTCGTAATCTCCTCGCTTGGCCTTGCGATTGCCTGCTTCGGGGTCGTAGTTGTACTCGTCTGGCGTGTAGTCGCGGATGATGTCGCGCAGCAGCTTGAGTTCCTGCTTGAAAGAGTAGTGAATGCGGGCCTGGACGGCAGACATCACTTTCAGTTGGCGTTCCAGCAGCGCCAGCGTGGTGCCCACCGGGGAATTAGCCGACATGTCAGCAACTTGCAAGTCTGCAGCGGAGGCAAAGCGGCGCCCCTCGTCCACAATCTTGTCCAGCAAAGCGGCCAGGACTTGGCTTGGCTCCTTGTAGGGCAGCGGCATGATGTTGTCTTTGATGACGCCACTTGGAACGTCCACATCACGCCACTCGGCTGGGGCAATCGGGGTGTCGTCGCCCTTGACGCGCAAGCCACGGGTTTTGAAACCGCCAGGCAAGTTGGCCAGCGAACCGGCGTCCACCAACTGGCGCAGAATCGAGGTGCCTGACTTGGCAAATGCGCCGATTAAGTGGATCAGGCCAAAGCAGTAGAAGCCAAAGCCGGGCACGTAGCCGTAATGCACAAAGTGCTGGCGCTTGCTGCAGTCGGCGTCATCCGGGTGCCAGTTTCGGCGGATGGCCAAGCACTTCTGGCTGCCTTTTTCGATCGTGACGATGTATGGAAGGGCAATACCAGTTGGATTGCCGTCTTCATCCTTGTGCTCAAAGCCAGGGATGTCCAGGTTAACGTTTATTTCGAGCAGCTTATACCGGTCATCGGTCGTGGCCCGGAAGCCCATTTTTTCAGCAATCTTCTTTTCAACTTCATCCAGCTCATTGCTGGGTTCGCCCAGGTCAATGTCGCTGTAAAACCCGGCAACCTGCAGTTTTCTCAGGTCGTTTTCCGTTTTGCGCATCACATGGGTTACGCGCTCGGCTGATTCAATGTCGGATGCGCCGTATGGGACCACAATGTCGTCGGCCGTGACGTAAATTGATGTCTGGCGCTTCTTGTTGGGCTCGTAGTAAATCTTTTTGAAAGCGTTACCCGACAGGCCTAAGCCCCAAACCATGCGCTCGTGCTCCGGACGGAACTCAGTCATTACGTCGGTGAGCTGGTAGTTCATGTCGTCTTGGACGCGCTGGGCTTTTTCCTTGGTTTCTGGTGTTTCCTTGCCAATGATCTGCGTTTTGACTGGCCCGGCAGCCGGAAACGTGGACATGATGGTTTCGGCTTGGAACTTTACCAGCGCCTCGGACAGCAGTGGGTGGTAAACGCCGCACGCACCAGGCCAGGGATCTGTGCGCTCTTCAATTTTCAGGCCCAAAAGCTGCAGTCCGTCCACGTAGGTCTGCATCCAGTCTCTGCGCGAAGACAAGTCATCCTCGTAATCGGAAATCAGGTCAGAAACGATGGTGGTCAGCTCTCTTTCGTCGATCACATCAACCAGGTTTTGGTCAAAATCTTCTTCTTCGCTGGTTTCCAGGGTGATTTGGAGGCCGTCAACACCAACATCCAGGTCGCCGTCGGCCTCAAGATCAATCTCAATGTCGGGCATATCGCCTTCAGTGAGTGATTCCAGGCCTTCAGGGGCTTCGTACAGAGATTTGTCGATCATGTTTTTCCTCAGTAATAGGCCACCCGGCGCTTGAATGACGTTGGCTCGTCCTTCTCGTCCGTTTCAAGCCGCAAAAATCCGCCTTTTCGGAATCGAATCAGCGCCTGGGTTGTTGAATCAACCAAGTCGTCGTGTTCAGAGTTTGGAAAAGCCGCCAATTCTTCCATCAGTTCGTCAGCCCACCTTGTCTCCGGCGCCCAGATCTTGCCGCTTGAGAAAAGGTCGGAAACAGAGTTAATCCTGACCATCTTATCATTGCCCCTACTGGGTGTAAATTCGCTGACGGGGATGCCCATCTGCCTCAATTCAAAGATCAGCGGGGCGCCAGAGGCCTTGGCTTCAACGATGAATGCGTCGGGCTCCCACTCTTTGTAGTGGTTGAACGCTTTCTCCTTGAGTTCAGGAAATTCCATGCGCTTTTTAAAGGCGTCGAGCAAGATGACGTGGGCATCGTTCTCGTTTTCGTTCATGTAGAACACGCCCCAGGTGGTGCAGGCCGAATAATCGGACCGCTCGCTTTTGGTGAAGGCGGTGTCCCAGGACTGAATCACAAACTCGCAGCGTGGCGGCCGTTCGGATTTCCAGATCTTCCACCACTCGCGTTTGACGATCGCACCTTCTTCGGATGTGGGGCTTTGCTGGTACTGCGCGTTCCACTTGCTGGCTGGCAGTTCGAGCTTTAAAGCTTCCAGTTCTTCCAGGCTCCAGAACTCTGGCCACAGTGGGTTGCCGCTGGGCAAAATGGCGGGGAAATTAATTACCTCCCAGTGCTCGCCGTCCTTGTCGATCATGGACTGGAGGATTCGGCCGGTGAGGTCTTTCTTGGACCATCTGGTTTGAACCACCACTATGGCCCCCCCTGGCTGCAGACGCTGGCGCGGGCCTGATGTGTACCATTCAAAAACCTGGTCAAAGACTTCGGGGTTGGACATAGCCAGCTTGGCTTCTTGCTCCGAGTGTGGGTCGTCGATGATCAGCAGATTGGCGCCCTTGCCGGTCACAGTACCCCCCACCCCGATCGCAAAATATTCCCCGTTGGCGTTGGTGGCCCACCGACCGGCGGCTTTGGAGTCGGCCCGCAGTGCCACGTTGGGAAAGATTTCGGCATAGGCTTCGCTGTCCACCAAGTTTCGCACCTTGCGGCCAAAGCCCACGGCCAGTTCTGACGTGTTCGAGCACTGGATGATCTTCTTGCCGGGGTACATCCCAAGAAACCAGCTGGGCAGCATGAACGAGGCAAACTCGCTTTTGGTGTGGCGCGGCGGCATGTTGATGATCAGTCGCTTGAGCTTACCCTGTGCAATCTCTTCAAACTTCTTGGCCATGACCTTGTGGTGCCGCCCGTCAATGAAGCCTGGCCACATTGCCTTGACGAACTTGCCAAACGACGCCTGAGCCTCTTCGCGCTTCTTGGCCTTCTTGAGTTCGTACAGATCCTCAAACACCTGTTCCTGCACGTTCACCGGCAACTGGGAAATCGCGGCAGCGATCGCGTCAATTTTTTTATCGGTCATAGGTATATCAGTCGCAGCACAGCATCAATCAGCAAGATTACAAGGAAGGTCAAAACAATCAAAAATGTGCGGTCCATGGATGTGCCCTTACGCCGGTTCATACGTCATCTCAAAGATGTCGGGCTTGCAAGGGTAGTGCTCTCCCTTCACGCCAGTGATGATCCAGTCGCCAGGGCAGACAACGTGCCCACCTTCCAGTGTGTCGATCCATCCGTGGTTGTGCATTATGTTGCCGCAGTGTTTGCACGTAGTGGTCCCAAAACCAAAGGGGTCGCGGTAGCGGCGCACCATATTACCCTCCCAATCAAGATTTCTGCGCTTTTGGCCATCGGCGTCGTTGCGGTAATCAAGCGGGTGGTCGCCGTTCTTAAACCACTGCGCGGCTTCAATGACAACGGGCTTTTTCTTGAACTTCATTCCAGTCTCCTAAAGTTGATATACACCGGCCGGATTGACCTGGCCGTGTTGGGCACCATCTTACAAACCCCAAGGACGCACAGCTTCTTCATCACCCTGTTGACGTTCCCGCGCCCCCGGTCCCCCGTCAATCGCATCACATCATCAATCGACGGCCCATACCCAAA